CATAACGCGTATGGTCTTCTCGGCCATCAATGCCGATATCCCATACGACCTTGTAGCCACGCTTGCGACATGCGTCAACAAGTGGGTCTGCCGCTCCAAAACGAACGCGCCGGATGTAGTGAGGGGCAAAAGCCGGGTGAATGCCCGGAGTAACGCCTGGAAGCAGCGAGAGAGTGCCTGAAGGCTGAACCGTGGTCATTCTCACAGACTCAGGGAACCCCTTTTCCGCGGAATACTCCTTATCAAGGTCGCGTAAGTACTTGTACGCCGTATCGAGCCACGAAACCTGCTGTTCAGTTGCCTGAAGAACTCCAGTAATGCTTTGACCAAGGCGTGCATTGGCCCTGACAATAGATGTCGTCTTCTCGTACGGGTACGGGAGTCTGGTGATTTGCTTCTGCGTCATGTAAAGGAGACGCGAAAGTGACAAGAATTGCGGCAAAGATTCGATATTAGGAAGAAAAATTGTCGCGAGATTGCACGATTCTCCATCTGCAAGTGCAATTTCCGCACATGGATTAAAGCCCTCGATTGTTGCGTCTGGGCGTTTTTCGCCAAGGCGACCGTGAGTTCGTGCGAGCTTCCTATTAACTAGACCGTATGGCTCTCCCGAGCCGTCATATCCACGCCATAGTTCTGCTGGTATTTCTTCCCAGCCGTCGGCATATAGCGAATTGTTACTATTTGCTCGCCACCCAGGAATGTTTCCTGAACCCCAGTTCTTTGCTCGGAGGAAGAGAACATCGTCAGGGTCGCCCATTGCGATTTGCGCCGAACGCCTTGATGAACCGGAAACAACAATTCGACCAATGATATTGCAGATATCCAAAACATCGATTGACCTAAGCTTCTTGCCGACACGGTTATCTAAAACCTTGCAAATATCGCTAATACCATCAATGAGGGCTCCAGGTCCGGAAGCAGTACCGCCAAACGTCTTGAGAGGTGCACCAAACTCACGAATCAAAATGGTCGAATAGGTAAAGGACTTGCCGGTATCAAAGTACGACTTAAGAACGCTATGCAAAAGGCGACGCCAGCCAGTACGACTGTCTGGAACAATAATGTCAGCGTCGTTACTACGCTCCTGTGTAATAGTTACTCCACTCTTGATTCTGGGCAAGTCGTGAATCTTTGAACGCTCTACGGAAAAACCCACGCCACCGCCAAGCATCAGGTAGTCAAACAGCATTTCAAAATCTTCAACTTTTTCGATATTCGTGAAGTAGCAGTTGTTTAAAGACGCTCCGCCAAAACGTGCAACCATTCCAGTTCCTAGTTGCCACAAAGCACGCCCACTCATTGAGCAGCGCAGGTTATACATGTGGTCAAAAAGCTCTTCCGCTTCTTCGCGGGTGTAGGGAACGCCAATTTCTATTGCACCATTGACAACACGCTGAATCGTTTCGGGCCATGTTTCGATGTTGCCGTTGTCTTTTGTGCGGCTATAGGTACGGAGAAAAACAATTTCTCCCATGCCATTGAAGCCCCATGGAACGGGACGATTGGCGTAAGAAGCAACGAATTTGTCATCAATGTGGTTCATGATTTCCTGTCAGGTGGGTGGATTGAATAGTAACTAGGAAACGAGTGTAGCGCACAGATGAATAAAGAAAAAGTCGAGAGAATATAAAATTAATTTAAAAAGCCAAGTCTCCTGGCTTCGGCGATAGAAATGTTTTTGCCTTTTTTATGGACAACTATTTTTGTAACAATACCTGGCGCAATTTCTCGCTCTTCGCAATAATCCTCTTGCATACAAAACGCCAAGGAGTCATCGAGAGAAGAGTGCGTGTTGTAGCCCCAAATATCTTCCGGCAACAAACTTGCAGAATTGCCCTCACAATCGCCAGTCGGGTGACCGCAAACGGGACACGGAAGCCTGTCGGCCCGAAGAATACTAAACCCAGAATGTTTATCTTCAAATATGGACATTTCGCCAAATCCTGGGCTATCGTAAAATGCATTCACATTAATAAGTTTATCTAAATAATGCTCTGCATAATAAAACCAAAACTGGCTATTTTTGCAGCAGCATCGAGAAGGCTCTGGTCGTCGACCGATTCGCTGGGCCCCATTTGAAGAACTCTATTTAACATGTGGGGGTATTTTGTTTGTTTTGTATGGTGTTCTGCTTTTTCCGGATAAACCAGCACCTCTTTCCAGTGCACCTTGCGCCCTAACGCAATCTTGTATGGGGCGGCAACCATGGATGTAGGCGTAATATGGCCATTTTCTTCGTCAATTGACGCATGGCTAACCGTCAGGCATTCATATATGGGCAATTTGGGGTCCGAAAACGCCAAAGCTAGGTCCATATTCTTGGTTTTATGGGAGTCTAGGGAGCAGTAACCCTCCGAGACCATGGTGATGGCCGTGGCCCACATATCCTTGCGGAGTACCTTGCACACCTCTTTGCATCTTTCAAAGCGTACTTCTGGGTCCAATTTCATTGTTTCAGAGTTCATTTGAGATATCGAAATCAGTCCGTCATCCATCCACGCTAGAAAATGGATGGCCAAATCCTCCCCAACCCCATGTTCCTCGACTGCCGTATCTTTCGCCAGCTGGGCCGATGTCAGGGCAAGAGCCATTTTACTAAAATCATCCATGTATTGGTCCACGAGGCATTTTAGACAAATATTCTTCATTTCCATGGTAAACAAATAAACCGCTTTTGCAACGGCCGACACACTCATGCGCTAAGGTTGCATCATGACTGAAAGCATCAAAAAGAACCAAACAAAGACCCCCAAGAAGGCCGCCGTTAAAAAGGCTCCTGCAAAGAAAACCGCCCCCAAGAAGGCCGCCGCCAAGAAGTCCCCGGTGAAGAAGGCCGCTGCCAAGAAGGCTCCTGTGAAGAAGGCCGCGGAGAAGCAGCCCGAAGTTCAATTCGATATCTTGGATGAGCTTCGCGATGAGGTCATTGAATGGGCCGACGATTTTATTGCCGCAAATCCGAATGTAAAAGTAAATGGCAAGGTTGGAATTTTACAGACTTGGTTCCGTAAGTTCTTTAGTCGTCGCGCTAAATAACTGCGCGAGTTGCATCTTTCATAATGACAACAGAAAGACGCAGAGCCCCACGTAAAAAAATAACATCTATCGAGAAGACCGGTAGGTGGGGTCATCTTGTTTATCATCACAAACTTGAATGTGGTCATATCGACGTACGCAAAAGAGCCGCAACATCTGATGAAATAGCATGCATGTGGTGCCTTAGGGCGGAAGAACAAGATGTTGAGATTAAAAAAATGTCTGCGCCTTTAGTTCAAAATGTTTTTTATGACGACAATCTAGCTGCAGAAGAAACGCGCATTGAAAAAACCAGAGCTGCAATTGCTGCACGTATTGGCGTACCAATGGAGGCAGTGGATATTTCTTCAGAAGATGTTGCTGGTTTGCTTGTGATTCGCAGCGCAGTCGTGTATCTTTCTGCACGCGACATAGTTCGCATTGCGGGGGGAATTTAGCTCTCGCCCATACAACGGAGGTTCAATTGGAATCAGTCAGTAGGGTGGACGTAATGCCGCGAGGCGGAAAATGCACGGGACATAATCCAAATATATGGTTCCCTATGGCTGACAAATCTCAGCCTGGTCAGTTTTCTGAAAATTACAGACAGGCCAGAGCAGATACTCAAATTGCTAAACAAATATGCGGAACGTGCGAAATTAAAATTGAATGCCTCTCGTATGCTCTCTATCATGAGATGTTTGGTATTTGGGGAGGGACATCCGAGCGCGAGCGTCATAGAATGCGGAGACAAATGAACATCGTCCCCGTACCTAAGATACCATTCAACATACTCCTACCTCATTAGAAAAAGAGCGATTAGCCAATGCCTACTATTCCATCGCCAGAAACAGAAAACTTTCTAGGACTCTTGGATGGCGTGCGTAAGGCTGGCTCTGGCTGGATTGCGCGCTGTCCGTGTAGAAATGATGATTCAAATCCATCCCTATCCGTGGGACAAGGGGCGGACGGTCGTGTCCTTGTCACCTGTCATCGTGGCATGTCATGCAACGTTGACGACATATGCCAGTCTGTTGGCATTAGTGTTTCTGACTTGATGCCGAAAAAAGACGAATATGACAGGCCTTTTAAACAGGAGACGCGACAACTTCCAGCCGCAAAGAATAGAGAAACAAAAGATTTGAGTGAAAAAATTTCCCGACCACCCAAGAAACTCACCTTGACCAATACCTATGACTACACGGACGAGAATGGTCTACTTCTTTTTCAAAAACTCCGCTACATAGATGAAGACGGAAAGAAATCTTTCAGTCAGCGCAAGCCCGACGGCAAGAGTGGATGGGAATACAGCTTAGGTGATGTCCCGAAAGTCCTATACAACCTCCCTGGAGTTATCTCAGCGCGAGCATTTGATGCAACCATATGGGTGGTCGAGGGGGAGAAGGATGCAGACACACTAATTGAGGCAGGTTTCGTTGCAACGACGATGCCAGGTGGGGCTGGTAAATGGCTCGAGATACACACCGAACCCTTGAGTGGGAGCGTTGTTGAAATAGTCGCAGACAATGACGAAGTTGGTATCAAGCATGCGCTTAATGTTTGTGAGAAATTAATTGACGCTGGTTGTGACGCTCAGGTTTGGATATGTCCATCCCACAAGGACATAACCGACCACCTTTCTGCTGGAATGTCAATTGATGATTTGGTCGCCTACGAAGCGCCTCCCGTGCTCAATGATTATTCAGTTTCAGAAAATGGGTTTACGGAAGTTGAACTAACGGGAATAAAAATTAATGAGGATTTGTCGCCAGAGGACCTTGCCCTACAGAAGCTAAAGGAATTAATAGAAAGGGACGACCTCAATGTTAAGCAAAAAATTGCTAAAAGCAATCTCATATTGGCCACAGCCACCGTCTCCTTTTCGCTTGATACTGGCCGCCTAGTTCACTGGAATGATTTCCTTAAAGAGACTGATGGAGACACCTACGATTGGGTCATACCAGGACTTCTTGAGAGAAGCGAGCGTGTCATAGTCGTGGCCGCTGAGGGTGTTGGTAAGACAATGCTCGCCCGACAAGTGGCGCTCCTCTGCGCTGCAGGAATCCACCCGTTCTCTTTTCAGCCCATGCCAGCCATAAAGACGCTCACCCTCGACCTAGAAAACCCAGACAGAATTATTAGACGTACTGGTCACTCAATTGCTATGCAGGCAATGGCTTCTGGCCGAGTGACTAGACTAAATGCAGAACTATTGACCAGGCCGTCCGGAATGGACCTGCTCAAGGCAAGCGATAGGGCATCACTTGAAGAGGCCCTAGACAGGGTGCGTCCTGACTTACTAGTCATTGGCCCGCTATATAAGGCTTTCCTTGACCCAGGCGGGCGGACCTCTGAATCAATCGCCCTAGAAGTAGCAAAATATCTAGACACCATTAGGACTGTTTATAAATGTGCGCTATGGATTGAGCACCACGCCCCACTTGGCACAAGCATGACCAGCAGGGACCTGCGGCCATTTGGTTCTGCCGTGTGGTCGAGGTGGCCGGAATTTGGCATATCCCTTCAGCCAGACCCAACAGCTCTCGGCGCATATGTTTACGATGTCCGTCATTTCCGTGGTGCACGTGACGAGCGCCAATGGCCGACTAAAATAAAGAGAGGCGTCAAATTCCCGTTTGAGGTCATTGACTGGTCTAAGGCTGTAACGTGAGCGACGAAAAATCAAAACCAATTACTACTAAAGAGTTCCTCCACGAGCGCGATATGCGCATCTTCAAGATGAGGCAAGCCGGAACTTCTGTTAATGAGATAGCCCGACGATTCGGCATATCTACTCAGTCGGTAGCACGCTCAGTTCAGCGTCAATTAGAAAAAATGAACAAGGAGGCCATTCTTGCGTATCCAGAAATTCTGAGAATGGAGCTCGAACGGCTAGATAATCTCCAGCAAGCAATTTGGCCAATGACACAACATAGACGTGTCTCAATGGACGACGGAACAGAAGTGCAGGTCGAGCCAGACCTCAAGGCAATTCAACAGGTCCTATCAATCATGGACCGAAGAACAAAACTACTCGGCATGGAGCAGACAAATGTTAATGTAAATGTTGACGCAAATATCAACTCTACAATTAGGGCAACCATTGCCGGACAGCCTGGTGTAATCATGCCTGCTTCCGGCTTTGACGCTGAATCAGAAGCCAGAAAACTACTAGAACTCATGGGTATAGCAGGCGTTCTACCTGCGGAAACAGTTTCATCTATTCTTGCAAAAAATCAAAAACCTGACGACGGCATTATCGATGCTGAAGTAGTATCGGATTTAGAAGACAGGCCGATTTACAGGGATTTTGACAACAATGACCCAGGACAGTAACCCAGAAGAAGACAATATTCGTGCGGCAATGGACAAAGTGGCAGAAACAATAACGCCAACGGTCTCCCCGTTAATCAATGCTGCTGATGGCCCTGCGGATAAGCAGGTTTTAATCAGAACCAACGATTATGAACGAAATAGATGGAAAGAGGCCGCAACGCTCGAACAGGTAACTCTTTCTGCGTGGATACGGAATACCCTCAATTCAGAGGCCAAGCGTCTTCTGGAGTGTGAACACCCGCTGAACATGATGCGCTTCTACCCGTGGGCAAAAATATGCACCAAATGCGGCGCTCGCCTCAAATCCTAGGTTATTTACAATGGTATTATTTAATTAAATGTCTGTAGATAACAATGAGTTCCACATCCCCTTTGAGGAAACGCGTCGCGGTGTAGATTCAAACACCGAAGAAAAGGCCGCCCTCGGTCGGCTGGGGCGCTATTTGGGCTCCAGAGCCACAAACAGACCCACTATCGGCCAGAGGCGAAGAGGCAGGGGCGGTGGTCGAGGGGTCGAAATACCTACCGGCGGCAAGCCAGGCACACGAAACCCAACGGGCTCGCGAAGGGACGTCGATGGAGACGGCTGGGCTGACGAAGGAACCAAGAAGCCGGTATGGGTGGGGATGGGGAATACGGAGCCCGCATCAAAACCAAAGCCTCAAGCGCAAAGACAAACAGCGAAAAGAACCGAGACAGAAGTTGCCAAGAAGCTATCCAGTGGATTGGAGCAACTGTCGCCGTTAGAGCGTTACGACTATGGTCCAGTGGTTGCTGCCAAAAAAATCAAAAGCAAAGACACCGAATACAGGCTAGTCATTAGGAATGACTTTGATATTGGCATCTATCTTGAATCAGATTTCAACAAAGCACGCGACGTTTTAGTCGAGAGATTCAACAAACTTGGAGCGAACCCCTTCAACGATAAGCCATCTCCATTGGGTCCGGAGGATATCGACGACAGGGATGTTCTGAGGTTCATGCTCGACAACGATAAGACCATAAAAACCATGTCGGCCATGCAAGTATGGTCGCCCGGTGGCGGCAGTCGAACTGAAGTTTTTCAAATCAACACAAGACCCAAACACCAAAGACGTGGTCTCGCAGCAGAGATGTTCAATACACATAGGGAAACTTTCCCTGAGTTGGACCTTCAGCACAGTGATGCGTTGAGCGAGGATGGTCGAGCATTTTCAAAAGCAGTACCGGCTACGTCCAACATGGAATCCCCAGATAGGCCGTCCAGTCTTTCGTCTGGAAAAAAATATCAAGAGCTTGTCGATGCTCAGCCAGAATTAACCGAAGAAAAGTTGCGTCAGATAGACGAGCTTAATGAATTATTAAAAAGCGATTTACTTGATAGCGCCGACTCGTATAGTGAAGATACTGATGTATTTGGCACAGGAATAGATATTTTAAATGATTCACCAGAGCGTGCAGCACAAAGAAAAAGAGTGCATGATTTATTACGTGAAATTTTTAGTGGAGAAATTGAGTTAGAGGAAGACATCATCGTCACCGCTACTAATGGCGAAAAAATAAATTTAGGAAAAACTGTTGTTGTTGATGTTGCTGAATCTTTCGAAGCCCTTGGCTGGCAGGTGGAGATAGACGAAGTAAGTGAAGAAGATATACAACTAGTCCAAGACCAAACTTTTGAACCATTTCTTTCAGCCGATTCAACCGGCATTGGCCTAGCCGCAAGATTTCAATTCAAACTAACCCCCACTGCCGATGCCGCAGAACGACTAACTGCAGCCGGGGTGCCAGATGAAATGATTTGGGATGAGATGATGTCGGTTGGGCCCGGCACCCAAGGAGAAGTGCAATTTGGTCGCTCCGCAAGAATGCTTTCGTATTTTCCTGGAGATAAACCAACGGCGACGATGCAGCATGAGACTTTCTTTCTGAATTCGGAGTCTCAAGGACACGGCATAGGAAGCGCATTCAATGCAAGAAATGAAAAAATATACGAAGCTATCGGTCAATTAAAAATATTTGCAGCGGGGACGTCCAATACCGAAGAATCCATTGGGGCGACGCACTGGCCTAGAAATGGATTCACGTGGGCCGGGGAACCAGGGAAACAAACTTTTCTTGGGACAATCGCAGAAGCCCTCGATGATACTGAACAGAACTGGTTTAGTCCGGAAGAGAAATCCCGGATATCGTCATTAATACGGAAAAATCCTGATACGGGCTTATTTGAAACTGACTCAACCCCAGAAAATCTTCTCAAATTCCAACGAGCAACGGAATTATTCAAAGAAAAAGAATTGTCGATTCTTTACGTGCGTGAAGTATCCAAGAGAAAGACTCCAGCCGGCGCACTTTCCAGTGGGCGCATCGGAACCGTAAAAACAGAACCAGTCGAGATGATGCGTTCAACGGAGTTTCCGAAACTAGGTACTAAATTAATTGATTCTGGCGGTACGCCCGACCCCACCTCTAGTCAAAAACAATATATGGAATTCCCGGTTTACGAAATTGACGGGAAAAAATTTGCGTTTGGCAATACTGACTTGGGCCGATTCCAGCCTGAGTTCAATACCGAAGATATAGAGATAGTCCCTCTAAATCCTTACGCAATTGTCGGACTGCCCAAAACCTCCACCGAAGGACAAGAGTGGGCGTTGAAAATGTTTCATGCGATTCAAGCAGTTTCTCTTCTTGACGACATTGAGGCTGGGCGTGTTGGCAATAGAAAAGTTGGCCTAGTCGCAGCTTTAACTTATGCTGCGAAGCGGGGAGATAAGCCTGCCCTAGAAGAACTGGAACGTTTGGCAAAAATTGGTGAGGAGCTTTTAGTAAACAACCGACGAGATTTCGTATCGGCTGCGAAGGTGTACAACGAACAGATGTGGGACGTTGACGGCACCTATTGGGACGACACGCCAAATATGCAAGTCGTTCTTGGCCCGACAAGAACCAATGAATACGGCGACACCGTCCGCACAACAAGAGCACTAGGCATCGATGACATGTTTCTTGTTCACCAAACATCATATAAGCCTCAGTATGATGACGACGGCAATATTATTCTTAAACCAACCGGGGATTTTATCCCAATTGACCCCAATACTGGCGAGCAATTATTGGACCCCATATCAGGCAAGCCAGTCGCCATGCCAGACCGCGATTCCATACATATGACCCTTAATCACATGGTCAAGGGTCATATGTGGAGAAATGAGCCCACGGAATCAACAAGCGTTATCATCGTTCCACTAAGAGACGTACTTGACGCTAACCCCGGCTCCTTGGACAACCTTTTCGTAGTTGACACATTCCTCACACCAAAGCCAGGTGAAGGACTTGTCATACCAATGAAAAAAGGAAAGGTCGTGGAAGGCTCTGGCAAGGAATTGAAGGAATCCGTTCATGAGGCCTTGCTTGAAGTAGGCAAACTGCACAATGGGCATCCCGAATATATTACGCCGACGCTTTTAGGCGGAGAAAGTTTTTCAGAAACGCCGAATGCCGACGACCGGGTGGGGGTGGTCGCACTGCAGGATATACCGAAAGAATACCCCGAATATGCCGAAGGTGTCGTGGGGTCGCCTCACGCAGACCACCCAAGTGTCAGGTTGGCAGAATTTGATAATTTTTATGTAAATAGCGCCTCTTCTCGCATGGCCGCCTATGACTACGGCCGATTGAGTCCTAATGCAAAATTAAGAATTTACGATAGCAATTCGGATAAGTACTCCTCAGCCAGAATTGAAACAATTTATGAAGACAGTGGGTTTTCTTCTGGAAGAGTACAACGACGTACGCCAAAATCTGGAGCAAACCTCGCGGATGCGTTTGATGAACCAAGAGAAGTAACTCAAGAAGAGGCCACTCGAATGGGCTCATCGCGAGAGGTGTTGACCAGCAAAAGAGTTGCTGAAAGAATAATAAAAAAAATAGAAGAAAAAACCGGCACAGAGCTAACAACAAATCAAAAGAACACTATTGAAAATACTATTCCTGGTTTATTGGACGAAATTGCTGAAAAAACACTCTTAGATGTTGAGGTCAGCGACGCATTTTCCGAAACTGGGGAGCAGTTACTGTCCTCGATAGCGATTGATATTGCTTCTGACGGAATCCCGTTCGTGTCTGCTGACCCAATACCTCAACTGGCAGAACAAATTCCAGACAAACGAGACTGGAGTACTGTCGAGCTACCAAAACGAGATGATGTTCTTTCGATACTTGATGAAGCACTTAAAGACACTCTTATATTTAAAAACAATGTTTGGCTCGACACTGATGGCAATATTGTTGCAAGAAAAATAGATAAAGATGGCAGCTCTTCCTTGGAATTTGAGAGCGAAGAAGCCAGAACTAGATTCCCATTGTTGGAAATGATAGCTCCATTAGGATTCGTAATAGCGGGTGACAAGCTCAGTCTTCCACGCTTACAGCAAGACACATTGCCCAAGCCATATATCGAGGCATGGAAAAAACATTCAGAATTTATGGTGGAGCTTTCGCGTCGGGCTGGCAAATTGATGGGGGATGAGGGACTCTTTGTTCAAGGCTCTAGAAGAATTCACAACTCTTCTACCTATATTCGTGGTTACATCGGCGGGATAACTGACCCATCTAAATTTAATATGGGGCTCACTGGTAAGGCTCTTCAGGATTCTCATGACCTATTCGGGCACTTGGGAACAGGAAGAGGCTTTGACCGTCACGGGGAGTGGGCCAATGACCTAGCCATGATGTCAATCATTGACCACCCCGATTCTCCTTTGACGCCAAAAGAAAAATTAGCTGTAAAACACCTTCACTATTTACTTTACTCTGCCAATCGAATCAAAGAGGGTAGAAATGATGAGGCAAAAGATACTACAGGAATCGTTCAGCGCATTAATCGAGCAAGAACCATACTTGACGTCGCATATCAAGACGTAGGCGATACACGCACATCAACACCACGCGTATATGCAGGTGATTTTGGTTCCGTTATCAAGAAACTTGATGCAGCATCAACCACTAAGGGGCTTTCATCTGGCCGTAAGTCAATCTATGAAGCCGACCCTGAAGATGTTGAGCTTGCTCTTGCGTATGACGCCTTAGGAATGAGCAATAGACTTGCATCCGGACGAGAGCGTCCTCGCATACTTGCAAGACCCATTCTGAGACGCCCAACTATTGAACCAGGAAGACGTGCAGTAAAGGGGTACGGCAAGCCAGATGCTTCCGGGAATGAAGTACGCAGAAACTCAAATAAGTGGCTTGCTGGAATGACCCCAGAAGAAATCTCTCGCGTTATTATTCCGAGCTCACAAGCGGAACATTTTGAAATGTGGGCAGACGATATGGCTGGTGGTTCATGGAGAACAAACAGCAAAGAGCGCGAGTTCCTGCAGAAGTACTACGACGAGTTGAGGGCTAATAAAAACAGTCTAGATATTGATTACTCACCAGAGAACGTAAAAGCTACACAAGAGTTAGTGGAGGGAATGCTCAAATCTTCTCCACAGATGTTGTGGATGTTTGAAAACTTTGGTTCGCCGATGATTGTTTCCTTCACGCGTGAAGCAATGGAGGGTTTTGAAGTATCTCCCGAAATGAAAGAACGCTTAGAACTCAGTCGTCAGCAACGCGGAGCGGAAAAGTCGCAATTTATTAGCGGTTTATCTTCTCCTGCATTTGGATTAATAGGGCTAGCACCACGCGCCCTCATTGACAGAGAGTCGATGACAACGAATGAAAAAGGCGTTTACCCGATTAATCTTGACCCTGCCAGAATTCCTCAACCACGAGATGCACACGTTGATAGGTCGCTCCACGGTGTTGTAATGCACGAATATGGTCACTGGCTTCATTACAGGGCCGCATGGGACTCGGAGGCGAATGGTAAATCGCGCAAAGAAAAGTCTTTCTACGGCTCCGGGGATATTGGTGACCCACGCTATGTCGCTGCATTAGAAGTAGCAGACGAGTACATGAACCCCGATGCGGACGATGAGGCTATTAAAATCTGGTCTGAGTTCATAGACTTAACTGAACGTAGTGCGGAGGAAATGTTCGGAGCCAATCGCGACAAGGCCCTAACGGCAACGTCATATGGAAATGTAAACAAGCGGGAAGCTATTGCCGAAGCATTTGTTGCAATTATGCATCCAAACAAAGACATGCCCAAACTTGCTCTGAGCAAAAAACTACGCGATGACGTGTATGCGCTCGCCGGTGTTGACCCCAGTAATTTGCCATGGGCAGCTCGTACCGACGGAAGGCCGACGATTCAACTTTCTTCTAACGCTGAGACGAGGGTTGCTCCGGATGGAGAACGCAGCGTCATGTCTAGAATATTTGACGTGGTGCGGACAGGGGAGGGTCGGACTAGTACGCCGTCAAGAAAAGAATCTTTATCTTCTGGGAAAAAACCCCATACTCCAAAATGGAAATCCGTCGAAGACATTATTGATTATGCTGCAGTGGGAGCATTACCCGACCACGACCAGCAACAAAAAGAACAAGTAATGAGCGAGTCGGTAAGGGACTGGGAAGAATGGATGCCGTGTCGTCAGATAAGAATGGCTTCTTACGAACTTGCCGGAATAAAAGATTATTCTGACAGAGACCCCAATATTGATGAAACTCGTGGATTTTGGGGAGATGCAATGCGATTTGACGCCACCGTCTCTCCAGAAGCAAGAACCGAGCAGGCTCGCTATATTATGGCCAACATCGTTGATTCTTTGCTAAATAAAGGCAAATACGACAGACAGCCCTATCTATACAGGGCCATGACATTCTCCTCCCCGGAAGAAGCAAAACAATTTTTTGACGCAATGCAAGTTGGTGCTCAGGTCGATATTCCATTAATTGCTTTTGTTGATAAAGGACCATCCCCTAGTGGAGGACATTTTTTGACCAAGTTTGGTACCGATGCTCTTTTGGTTCTCGAAGACTTCCCTGGCGCCTATAAAGCAGAAGGAACATTTGAACCACTTTTCAATAGCACGGATGAAAGCGACACTCTTTACAATATTAATGAGTTTGCGGAAAGCATCTTGGCTGGTGTAGAAAGAGGAGAAATTGATGAAGAGAATATCGAGTTTGATACAGAGTTTGCTAACAGACTTATTAAACTTGTTGAAGACTATAGAGAGTCTAGAGACCCATCGGAGAGGCGCCGTTTAAAAACGGAGATGGGAGAAGCTCTTGAAGAAACAGGAAATGAAAGCATAAATCTCGAATGGGAGGGAGAGCCCCTTCCAGAAGACCACGAAGGCTATTACGAGGCACTGTATTATCACGAGTCATTATATGATGAAAGCAGTAACAGGAGCCCACGTGAGCATATTTCTGGAGGAAGGCTTGAAGTTATTAGCGTTGAGCCGGACCCAGCAGGACTATATAAAGAAGTAGTCACCCTACGTCAGGTTGGCGCTTTTGACCCTCAAGAAAAGGGTGCCTTAGTTCTCAAGACGGACGGACAAGCACGAAGCGCGGCACTGTCTTCTGGCAACAGAAACAATTCATACAATCTTGTTGCCATAGAAACAGACGACTCAACGCCGGACATGCTGGAATCCCTCAAAGAAAAACTCGGGGATGCTTTAGTTAGTCATGAAACATCAACAGTTGATTTAGGCGCCAGAGGACAGACGAACGTCAGAAAGAAACATACCTTCACTATTTCGAGCGAAAAATTACGAAATACCCACGCGCATAATTATGCAACAAATAGAAGCTTCATGGCGCAAATACAAGAGCTTTCATCTGGAGCGAAGCCTCCGCAATATCCTCGTAAGCCAACCATGGGCGCCTTTATTGGCTCTGCGGATTCGGAATTTGACGGAATAACTAATTGGGAAGATTTCAAGAGCGCCATTGCAGACAAAGAAATAGTTTTCATTGACTACGAAACAACTGGTCTTAAATTTGACAAGTTCAACGAATCTGCAGGGAACGGCTCTCCTACTCAAATAGGCGCTGTAAAAATGAAGAATGGTGAAGTAATTGCGCGATTCAACGTTTTTGTTAACCCCGGCATGCCAATGTCGGAATGGGAAAAATGGTCGCAAGACAATCTCAAGGATGGAGATGGCAACCCAATAACAGATGCATACCTAGCAGACAAGCCTTCAATAGCAGAGGCCCATAGGCAACTGGTTGAATTCATGGGTGATACAGAGTTGATGGGCATGCAAAATGCTGTTTTCGATAACGAAGTCCTAGAAGACGCGTTGAAAGAATCAGGCATTGAATGGAGACCCAAGGGAATTATTGACACCAAGGAAATTTCCGACATGGTACTTCCAAAATGGTCAGAGACGAATCCCGACGCACCGTTCAGAGTGAACAAGGATGGGACCAAGTCACCTTCAAACTCACTTGGGGACATAACTAAATATCTTGGCGTTGACCTTGGGGACAAGCATCATAACGCCGATGCGGACGCCGAAGCAACGGCAAAAGTTCTACAAGCAATTGTTGATGGTGCTATTGAAAATAATTGGCCAGCTGACGTCCTAGACAAAGGCAAGCGTCGTGATAAAGAGAGTAAGACGCAAATTAAATTTGAGAAAGCGGTTTCTGAATTTGAGGATGCTAAACGAAAGTTCATAGAAGACTCAGAACAGGAATCCCTCTCTTCTGGTGGCGACACTCTTAGTAGTGGTTCAACAATACTTTCTCAATGGATGGACGTCACTGCAAGTGATTCATTTGGCAAATCAGGGTCGGAATTACGAAATACTTTTGGGCGAGCAGACTTAGAACGGTTGCAAAAAGTATTACAAGACGAACAATCTGCCTTGTCAAAAACTATTGATGAATGGCAAAAAACGGGCGTATGGAATGGGGAAACAAACGGCGTCGCATTACCACGAACGAAAAATCCCAAATCAGGCATAACCCGAAATATCTCAGCAGAAGAATCAAGTGGGATGGGGGACAAGGACACTTTAAGTTCCACATTTAATGGCTACCTATCTCAAATTGAAAAACAACTAGACCACGTAAATGAACGACTTATCAATTTGGACAGAATGGAAAATGATGGAGATATTGCACATGTAAATGCCGTATCAATCGCCGACCTCCCAAATTTTGCAGCCCTAGCCGAACGTGGCAAAAAAATAAGAGAATCACGTGGTTCGTGGGAGGACAGGGAGTGGTCGTTAACCAAAGATGACCCCGATGCGATGTGGTTGATTCATACTGGCGCACCGATACTCGAGGGCGGAGTCCTCGACCCATCATTTACGCTACCCAAGGGCGGAGACGGAACCTACTTGCGTCAAGGCATGGATACCCAGAGGCTCAATGAGACAACCCGAAACAGTATAATTAGCCTCTACGAGGAGGCGGAAAGCAATTTCAATGCCTATCAACTCGCGCTGAAAGAATATGATGAAACTGGAGTTTGGGATGGGCCAAAGTTGGCCCAAAACACAAGAGTTCCAGGCAGGGATAGGGACCGCAAGGAATATCAGACCTACGTAGCGGGCCAAGATGACGAACGCATTAATCCTGAATATTTGAGGGACATTGCTCGTGGCTATATTGATAATGGACGAAGGGTGATGGCGCGATATGAATATGCCTATCCGCTAGCAAAAGCAGGCAAAGAACATCTTAGTTATAACCATGCTTCCTTCGGGCCTAGCAGGGGATACGTGCGCAATGCCTTCCCAACAAGTAAAACATATCTCGTAAGAGTTCCCGAGCGAGAGGTAGTAGAAGGGTTCCCGTCTCAGGAGTATCAGATTTTTGAGGCCAGAACACCGATAGCAAGTTTTGAGGTACCAAATCAGTTCAACGTTCCAAATATGACAGAAGTAGAAGATGCTTCTATCGCCCTTTTTGAACAGGCCGCACAGAAACACCTTTCAAGTGGTGCAACAGACGACAACGGGGGTCGCCTACTACGAAGTATGCAATTGCATGACGATGAATTCGAGAAAAAATATAATCAGAAAGTCCCTAACGGAGACGGAGATTGCTTTAGTGAAGCAATAGAGCAGGCAAGAGATTTGGCCGAAACTTATGAAAGCATGAAAATAGCTCATGGCTATCCCCTTGGAACGGGAGGAGATGCCGAAGGACTCAGGTTCCCGCACGCATGGAACGAATTCATGAGAGACGGCGTCGAGTGGGTTAGGGACTACTCTAATGGGAATGAAGTTGAAATCCCGAAGGCTGTTTATTACGCCATTGGCAACATTGCAGAGCAGGACGTAAGTGTATTCAGCCTTGAAGAAGCAGAAAAGAGCATGAGCGAAAATGGACACTATGGGCCCTGGTAAAGAAGAAGACAACAAAGATATTTTTAGTTTAGAATTAAACGAAATAGGAAAACGTGGACTACCTGTTGCGAAAAGACAAATGACGGGAAAAAATAAGGCAAAAGAAGAAACAAAAAATAGTAAGGTTTCTGTTTTAGACATACCGTCCTTGGGCACTCCAACGCCACCTATATATATGAAGCCGCTCAAGAGAGAACAAAAAGAGAAAAAGAAAAAATGAGAGAAAATAAAAATTCACCGGACTCGCCTGCTTGGGTCGAAGACTCAATCGCAAAGTTTGTAGAAGATGCCCCAGGGGTGCTGGAAAAAACTGCAAAAATGTCTTACACGAAGCCGAATGTTCGCGAACGGATTAAGAACCGAATAATGGCTGGCTCGCGAGGAGGGAAGCCTGGTCAGTGGAGTGCAAGAAAAGCGCAGCTTCTGGCGATGGAATACCGAAAAGCTGGCGGAGGATATAGGGGCAAGCCGAAGAAAGCACAGCGCTCTCTAAAGAAGTGGACTCGTGAAAAATGGACGACCTCTGACGGCAAGCCCGCAATCAGAAAAGGTGGAACTACCAGATACTTGCCAGCAAAGGCGTGGTCAAAGTTGACGCCGGCACAAAGAACTGCAACCAATAGAAAGAAAACAATAGGAAGCCGCAAGGGCCGACAGTTTGTCCCCAATACTGAAGCCGCGGCCAAAGCGAGAAAAAAAGCATAACATGGCAACGCATTTTGACCCAGACGACGAAGAATATCTACAGCTCCTAGCCGAGTACGAAAGATATATGCAGCATAGTCCTGGCGCATACGAGGACTTTGATGACTGGCTTGAGCTAGAATATGGTTCATCCAGGCGAAAGGCGCTCAAGCGCAATACAAGGTTCCGTAAAGAGAAGGACTTTTAATATGACATTCCCAGGATTTGATGGCGATATTAAAATTCTCGCAGACATCGCCGCTATTGACTCAAAAAGACTCACTCAGGACCAGGAACGGGCCCTCGACTTGGTCGCCACGCTTAAGCACTTGCGAAAAAACATGCGATTTAAAACCGGAGAACTGGCTTTTTCAGAAGAAAAAGACGACCAAG